GAATTCTTTTTAACGGAAGATTCTACCATTAATGCGGATGGTATGTGGAAAGGTGGAACATCATCTCCAGGAATATACATTAGGAATAAACAAAATCCAACATTAGATAATGAAAAAATTGGAACGTTGGTAGAAGAAAATATTGATAAAGACGGAACATCTATTTATATAACATCCGGAAAAGTTAAAGTTCCATTTAAAGAAACAATTGTAAAGCAAAAAATTGGATTTAAAGAATACCCAACATCTGATAAATTAAAAGGTGACCAGTTATATGTAAATTCCGATAGAATAATACTTTCCGCAAAAGCTAGTGAATTTATTATGTTTGGTAAAGGAAATACCGGTATCATAACAGATGGTAATTTTTCAATAGATGCGGAAAAAGAAATATACATACATAATAATAAAAATATAACAATTCATTCAAAAGGTTCTAATGAAATATTTTTTAATTCAGAAAGTGGAAAAATATATTTAGGTAAAAATCAAGGTGCAGGCCAAGTCGGTGCACCCGTTCAACAAATGGTATTGGGTGGTGAATTAATTAATTTATTTCAAGAATTAATAATTGCAATTGGTTCACAGAGTTATTTAACACCATCAGGGCCTTCAAAAATCGGTCCTGAAAACTTTTCGGACTTTACAAGAATTTCGAATAGATTAAATGATATTCTTTCTTCTACCAATTTTTTGAGTAAATAAAATGGCAAAGTTTAATTTATCAAAATCTGTTATAAATCCATTTGTTAAAAAACCATCTACCAGTTGGGGTGAGTTTTATTTTAATATGGCAATAGATATGTTGGAAGGAACATTGGTTCATCATGGAACTAAGCAAATTAGTAGTAATTTAACAAATACTTTTGGAAGTACTACAACTAATATTGAAAATATAGTAGATAATGTATTTTTTGCAAAATGTTTGGCAACCGAATATGATAAAGTAATTAAAGGTGGTAAAACTATAATAGGAGGCGTTCCTTTTACAGGGGGAAATGTTGTATTAATGACAACGGTTTTAAGTGGTATATTAGGAACAACTAAATTAAATAAAAATGGTGATTTACTAAGAGATATTGGCCCGGCTATACAAGCATATTGGTTAGGTAACACATCTGCAAAATATCCACCACCATCTATTCCATGTATAGGTTCAATAAAAAATATAACAACAAATATTGGTATGAATTTTTCTCCAGGTGTGTGGACTCCTATTGTTGTAGCACCTAATAATCAACCTTGGCCTTTTTTAATTAATTTTATTATTAGTGCAAATTTACATTTACTAACTGTTGGTGGTATGTTTTTTTGTAATTGCCAATATCCACCACCTGCACCACCCGCACCTGGTGTATTACCCTGGGCAGGATATATGACAAAACCATTATCAGCTGGCCCCTTTACAGGTAAATCTTGGACGGATATTTTAAAAGCAGCGGGAGTAATTACTACGGAAGCTTTAGTAGCATCGTCTATAAATGTAAAAGCAAACAATCAAGACTTAACTGCACAAAATATAGGTGCACAAATAACATCCGGTTTTGTAGATGCGGGAAATAATAACAATATAACAACTATACAAAAAGATGCACTTGCAGCATTATCCACAGGAGATAAAAATAAAATAAAAAATGCAGCACAGGCTTTAAACACAGCTAAAAAGGTGTAAATTTTATCTTTCAATATTTATTACTAAACATATACAAAACAATTATTATGAAATCAGACATTTTATTAACTTTAATCAAAGAAGTTGTTAAAAACGAAGTTAAATTACAAGTAAAAGAAGAACTTGTTAAACTAATTAAATCTGGTGCAGTTACATTAAACTCACAAAAGAAAACATCTACTCCATCATTGAGAGAGATGACAGAAGTTACTCCTACACCGGTTAAAAAACAACAACCAATTCAACAAACACAAAAACCACAAAGGGAATTTTCAAAAGACCCAATGATAAATGAGATTTTGAATATGACTCAACCATTTACTTCTGCACAGAGAGTAGAGGGTGGACAAGGTGGTGGAAGTGTATTGGATATGATACAACCACAACAAACAATCGAAGATGATTGGGAAACAATGGATTATAGAAGTATAGATGTACCTCAAAATATTCCACAACAAATGGAATCAACAGGAGATGCATTACAAGATGCTACAATAAAAGCATTAACAAGAGATTATTCGGAATTAGTAAAGAGATTTAAATAATGGCAATAGAACTTGGTAAAGTAAATGTTACCGATTTAACGGAAAATGATTATAAAATACTTGGTATTGGAATAAATAAAAATTCCGATAAAGGTGGGATATTTGCCGTTAATTATACAACATTAACTCAGGCCAAAGATAATTTAAAAAATCTAATATTAACAAGAAAAGGGGAAAGAATAATGAATCCTACTTTTGGATGTGACATATGGAAAGTGTTATTTGACCAAATGGATGGTGATATAATAGAAACTAAAATTGAATCTGCAATATTAGACGCAGTATCAAATTGGTTACCATATTTAAATATAGATGAAATTATATTTGATTATGATGATAATGATATAGATAATAATAGAATAAATTTAGAAATAAAATTCTCATTACTATCTAATCCAAATTTAGGAGAATCGGTAACAATAAATGTAAATAACAATTAATAGAAATGGCACTTAAACCTTTAGATAAAAGTTGGGGAAACGATAATAAAAAAATATCATATGTAGGTAAAGATTTTGCAACATTAAAACAAAATCTTATTGAATTTACTAAAACATATTTTCCAAACACATATTCTGATTTCAATGAATCATCACCTGGTATGGTGTTTGTAGAACAAGCAGCTGCAATAGGTGATATGTTATCTTTTTATCAAGATACACAATTAAAAGAATCAATGTTGTCACATGCAACTGAAAAGAAAAATGTAATTGCATTGGCCCAATCTTTAGGATATAAACCAAAAGTAACCGTACCTGCAGTAACAACATTAACTGTATATCAAGTAGTATTGGCTAAAAACGACGCAACATATTCTCCTGATGAAAACTATTATCTTAAGATAAAATCAGGAATGCAAGTACAATCATCTACTGACCCGAATATTACATTTATAACAGTTGATGTAGTAGATTTTTCAAATCCAACCGATAGACAAATTGATGTGTATGAAAGAGATGGTGGAATTCCTACAAAATATTTGGTTTCAAAAAAAGTAAAAGCGATTTCTGCAACGGAATCATCACAAACATTAACGTTTGATTCGGATAGTAATTATCCAAGTATGACATTGTATGATGCAAACATTATAGAAATAACATCAGTAATGGAATTGGATGGTACTAAGTGGTATGAAGTTCCATATTTGGCTCAAGAAAGTATTTTTGTAGAACAACCAAATATACAATCAAATGGCGATACATATCAATCATCTTCAGTCGTTCCTTATATTTTAGAAGTACAAAAAGTACCATATAGATTTTCGGTAAAAGTAAATTCTGATAATACTTTAGATTTACAATTTGGAAGTGGTAATAGTGCAAATGGTGATGAACAATTATTACCCAATAGTAAAAATATTGGTTTAGGTTTGGCCAATTCAATTAATAGACTAAATCAAGGAATAGACCCTTCTAATTTTTTAAAAACAAATACTTTTGGAATTGCACCTATAAATAAAACATTGATTGTAAAATATTTGGTGGGTGGTGGTGTTACGTCAAATGTAAATACGGGAGATTTAACAACTATTAGAAATATCACATTTGAAGAAGATTTGTTGGCAATTAATACAATAAACGTTCCGTCTTATAATGAAATAAAAAGTTCCGTTGCAGTAGAAAATTTAGAACCAGCAACGGGTGGTAGGGGTTCGGAAACAATTGAAGAAATTAGGCAAAACGCTTTAGCAACATTTGGTTCTCAAAATAGAGCAGTAACCAGACAGGATTATATTGTAAGAGCTTTATCAATGCCCGAACGATATGGTAGTATTGCAAAAGTATATGTTTCTCCTGATGGTGAAATTGACAATAATAGTCCTTCATCTATTTTAGCTAGTCCACAAAACATTGCAGAATTCATCGGCCTTGTACAATCATTACAAACGGCTACCACCTCACAAATTCAAACTGAGTTGGTTAAATATCTTACTCAAAAGAAAACAAATGTAGCAGAGGTAAATAATCCATTTGCTATCAATATGTATGTTTTAGGATATAATGAAAATAAAGATTTAACACTTTTAAATCAAGCAATCAAAGAAAACTTAAAAACATATTTGGGTGAATATAGAATGATGACAGATGCAATTAATATTATTGATGGATTTATTATTAATATTGGTTGTGAATTTGAAATATCGGCATATTCAAATTTTAATAAAAGAGAAGTTGTTGCAAATTGTTTAACAGAATTACAAGATTATTTTAATATAGATAATTGGACATTTAATAAACCAATAAACATTTCAGAAATAGAATTAATTTTAGCAAATGTAGAAGGTGTAATGAGTGTACCATCTGTTAAAATATTCAACATTTGTAGAAGTGATAATAATGAAAATTATTCTCCAAATAGATATAACATAGATGAAGCAACTAAAGGTAAGATTGTCTATCCTTCTTTAGACCCATCTATATTTGAAGTTAAATTTCCTAACAAAGACATTAAAGGGAGGGCAATATAATGCATAAATTTTTTACATCATCTTATGACGCAAGTATATATCTTCAACAACCTGAACAAAACACAGGTAGGGATGAGATATTGGAAGTAGGTAAACTTTATTATGGTTCTACTATGGATATTGCTAGAACTTTAATTAAATTTAATACAACACAGATTTCACAATCAATTGTAGAAAACAATGCTACAACTTGGAGTGCATATATTAATTTAAAATCAGCAAATTCAGAAGAAATACCTTTAGAATATACATTATACGCAAATGCAATATCTGGAAGTTGGAAAATGGGAACTGGAACTAAATTTGACAATATAACATCGGATGGTGTTAGTTGGTATTATTTGGATGGTTCTTCCAAATGGCAAGACCTATCGGGTTCTTATCCTACACAGACGGATACATCTTCTATAAATAATGGTGGTGGTGGATTATGGTATAGTGCATCAATGGCATCACAATCATTTAGTAATGAACCAGATGATGTTAGAATGGATGTAACAAATATTGTAAAATTATGGATTAGTGGTTCAAATAAATTACCAAACAACGGGTTTATATTACACCACCACACATCGGCATCAATTAGTGTAAATGATGATGGTATTGATTATGGTATTGTCAAATTTTTCTCAAAAGAAACAAATACAATATATGAACCAAAATTGGAATTAGTTTGGGATGATAGTTTATTTACAACTGGAAGTTTAATACCAGTAGTTGGTTCGGCCGATGATGATTATAAAGTTGTGGTTACTAATTTAAAAAAACAATATCCATCAAATTCTAAAATAAAAATAAGAGTTAAAGGTAGAGATATGTATCCTTCTAAATCGTTTGTAACGGGTTCATTCGAATACGACCAATCAAAATACTTACCATCAGGTTCAGCTTATTATCAAATTGAAGATTATATAACAAATGAAGTAATTATTCCATTTGGTAGTTATTCTAAATTAAGTTGTGATAGTACATCAAATTATTTTAACTTAGATACATCGACATATCCAATTAATAGAACATACAAATTAAAATTAAAAATAGTTGAAAGTGGTATATCTACTATTATAGATGATAAATTAATATTTGAAATAGTTTAAAATGGCACTAACTTCTTTAGAATCAATTTCTGAAAAAATATCAGTTAAAAGACAAACA